ACTGAGGCGAGATCGTGTCGAAAAAGAGCAGGTGTTCGTTTCTGGTGATTACGAAGCCGCGACTGACAATTTTAACGTTAGTCACTCTAGGTTTATCCTCCGGTGCTTGAGGAGAAACTCACTGTACGTCCCTGAGGCCATTTGGGAGATGGCACTGAAAAGTCTGACTGGGCTACTTCGTGTACCTAAGTCGGATTTGATGTTCCTTCAATCTAGTGGTCAGATGATGGGCAATTATCTCTCATTTCCATTACTTTGCTTGACTAATCTTATGACGATCTCTGCAGCGTTTGGCGTCGCCAGACTGCGTAAGATGATCAAGGATCGGTTGATCTTGGTTAATGGGGATGACATCGTGTTCCGGTGTAGGATGTGGGAGGTGAAAGTCTGGAGGAGGGCTGTGAAACGCGTCGGGTTAACCCTATCCTTGGGGAAGACTCTTGTCCACAAGCGTTTCTGGTCCTTAAACTCTACTTTTTTCCGTGCCAGATGGGATGGAGTTTCATTAGTACCCGTTATCCGTAGTAAAACTGTTTTTGTACCCTCAGAGGTCAAGGGATTTTATCTTTTAGATGAAATGTGTGAAACAGCTTTGAAAGGATTCAAGGGGGAGAGACTTGCCCGCGGGATGGCCTACATTATACGGCGGTATAGAGATGTGTTGGGGATAAATAAGATGGAGGGGGCTCGTGTTGGTGGGTGGAAATCACTCGCTCGGCATTGGTCTTCCAAAGTCACGTATAGTACTCTCGAGAAGTCACATAGACAAGTGATGAAGCGGGAGTTGCAAATACTCATGGGACCGTGCTCCTACTGGGATCGATTACCTGATCGTGAACAGGATGGAGGTGTTTGGACTGTCATGAATGTGTCTACGGATGGCGGTAGAAGCTTTCATCGACGACCGAACCAACAATCACGGGACCGTGAAGAGGGCCTCCGGGCGTTCAAGGAACTTGGGCTGGTTGTAGGTATACCCCGTCAGGGCTTAACCGTAGCAACTCAGAATGCCCTTTCACAAAATGTGGCGAAAAAGTTCTTTGAATGGTCGTGGGGTCTTGTAAAGGCAAGAGAGGTGGTAGTGGAGCAGAAAAACGATGGCTCAGTTGCGTACTTTCAGTTACCTATGAGTAGATACCTTTCTTGTGTTGGTATCAAGCTCGACTTTAGTAACGTGCCGTTAAATACCCTGATGATTGGCTTCAAGATGGGGGGAAGAATCAACAGTGGAAAAGTTGGCGGTACCAGTGGCTTACGGCGGTCTATGAATGACCTTAACCATTTGCACTCTAAATGGGAACTCGAAATGCGTGGCAAGGTTCGCGAGTTGTGGCGTGAGTACAGGGAGAGGAAGGCGCGTAAGGCGGCAAAGAAAGTTGTGGGTGCAGCGTGGCTGGTTGGAGTGATCGTAAAACCGACCGTCAAGCCGGATATCGTTTTCAAAAGATCCGTACAGTTGGAGGGAGGTACGGCTGGGTCCAAGTCTTATAATGAGTGGCGCGTATGTGCTGCGTCCCGTG